TTAGATGATATTCGTGCATTAAGAAAAATAGAAGAAAATATCGAGCTTTTAATTTATCAACATCTGTTTCCTTTGTTTCAGTATAAGGTTGGAACCCCTGAAGCCCCTGCAGGCATTACAGAAACTGGACAAAGAGAAATCGATGTGGTTAGACAAGAGATTCAGTATATGCCATCAGAAGGTGGAATTGTCACTCCTGAACGTCATGAAATCAGTACGATTGGAGCAGAGGGTCGAGCGCTTAGAGCTGAAGCATATCTGGAATATTTCAAGAAAAGAGTAATCTCTGGCTTGGGAATTTCTGCTGTTGACTTGGGAGAGGGTTCAACTTCGAATAGATCCACTGCAGATAATATGTCTCGTAACCTTATTGATTCCGTAAAGAATGTCCAGCAGATCATGGAGGCTTTTGTTAATCAACATTTGATTAATGAATTGCTATTAGAGTCTACCTTTGGAGACGAGGTTCTTGATGATGAAAATATCGTTAAAGTTAAATTCAAAGAGATTGATATTGATGCTCAAATCAAAAAAGAGACTCACCTTGCAGATCAATTTAATAAGGATATGATTACTCACGATGAGGGTCGTAGACGTATGGGTTATGAGCCTTTAGTTATCCCAACACCTGAAGAAATTGATAGCCAAACAGACAGTGCAGATAATTATCCAGAGTGGCATAAAACAAGATGGAAAATGTTTCAGATGCCTACTCTGTTGATTCAAGCACTTGATGAGCCATTCTCCCCAGTAGCAAAAGCACTGGCTAAAGACAATTCTGTTAGTATGACTTCTGGTGACTTTAGTGAGTCTAGCAATGAGAAGCAAACGAAGGAGCTAGAATTAGTCAAAGCTAAAAAGCCAGATCCTAAACCTGCTCAGCCAGCCAAGAAGAAAGACGGATATTTAACAAGTACATTTAATCAAACCAAGCAAGATGTTTTGTTTAGAATATCTGCTAAAAGCAGATTAGAAAAAGATTGGATAGCTGCACTTGTGAGAGCAGAGTTGTTGACGGGGATTCAGACCTTACTGTCAGAACAAATGATAGCTTATAGAAATGGGTACGGAAAACATGCAAATACTTTTGATCCGAAATTTATAGAAGGAACAATGGTTGCAAGAACATTTTTTAGAGATAGGTTAGAGCGCTATATACATCGTTTGACAGAAGAGATTATTTCTTCCCTTAAACGAAATGTTTCTGAGAATGCAACCTCTCAAGAAATGCTATCTAAGGCTAGAGCTATTTTTGATTCTTTTGAATTTAGAACTAGATTTATTGAAGATGTTGAAATTCGAAAAGCATTTAATTTTGGAGAAGTTATTGCACAAAGAGACCTTGGAATTGAGTCTCTTTTTGTGTATAGTGATCAAGGAACGTGTGAAATCGGGAATGCACTAAAAGGGAAACAAGTACAATTAAAAAATATCACCTTAGAAGATGTCCCCCCATTTCATGCAAAGTGTAGCTACACTCTTGTTCAAAACATTCCAGAAGAATAAAAATTTTGTAAAAACTTGATTCTTTTAGGAAATAAGTCTAATATAAGAAATTGACACCCCTGAAAATATTAGATAAATAAAGATTAGATTAGATAGATTAGACTTAAATTAGAACCATTGCATTGGAGCAATATCTTTATGGGTGATCAAAACTATCTTAAAATCAGGGACTTAGTGAAGTTTTCTTTGATTGATCAAAGCTTGATTAATGTTCGTGATGATTTTAATAATACCCCAAATTCACAAAATGCCAAGACTTTAAACCGCGATAATTTAGGAAGTCTAATGACTTTAGGCCAAGGTAATCCGCTAAGACAAGGATTACAGGTCAGAATTGCCGCTACTCATGCAGGGATCATTACAAGAAATAATGGTTTTTATTTACCTGATAGCATGAGAAAAGGTGCGAGTTCTTTTACAGAAGAATATCCAAAGCCAGTCTTGTTGCATCATGAGGATCAAAAAGATCCTGTTGGTAGAATTATGTCTGCCAATTATAGAGACACTTCCCACGGGGTAGGAGAGCATTATAATGGAATGCTTGTTAAAAATAAATATGGGGAAGAAGTAGGAACGATTACAAATACGCTTATTAGCGATTTTGTAAATAATAAAATGCCGTTTGGCATGCAAGTCGATGTTGTCTCAAGTATGTTTACTGATAGCCTACTTTCTGATAGTTCATATCAGGGACTGGGCTATATTGAACTTGTGGCAAACATCACAGATAAAAACGCAGTTGAAAAACTATTAGACGGTCGTTACATTACTGGATCTATAGGAGCTAGTACTGATAAGGCCGTTTGTTCTATCTGTAAATCGGATTGGACCAAAGAAGGTCCTTGCGATCACAAGCCAGGTGCGGTATATGATTCAGCAAAGTGTTTCATTATTGCTGGAGATCTGGTGTACGACGAATATTCATTTGTAAATGTCCCCGCAGATAAACACTCTAGAGTTCTAGAGTTAAATTATAATGGTTTGCAAGATCAAATTGAAATTGCAAATGATTATGAGGGGCGTCTTTACGAGGTAAAACTAGGTTTTCCTCAATATGATTCCAAAGACAAGGAGAAACAAGCAGTGTCAGAGCAATTACCTGTAGACATCAAAGATTCCGCCACTGTTGATCCCCAAGTTCAAGCTTCTACCGTGGAAGATACCACAGTAGTAAGTGATCCTACAGTAGAGGAGGCTTCTACAGAGGAAGTGCAAGTGACTGATAATCTTGTAGAAGATTTGGAAACTGCAGTTTCTTCTGAAGAAGTCAATGAAATTACTGATGGGTCGTTTGAGGATTTAACAGCGAAGATTCTTGATGGAGTCAAACTCACTGATGATCAAGAACAAAAGCTCTATGACTATGTTTGGAACGAAGTAGAACAAGCAATTGAGAAAGGGGAACTTCCAGAAGAAGTTAAGGATGCTAAACTCTCTGTAGAACAGAGAAATAAGTTAGCAAAATCAACCTTCTGTGGTCCTTCTCGATCTTTTCCTGTAACTGATGGTGCTCACGCATTGGCAGTTACCCGCTTACTTAATAAGTATGAGGGTGAAGGAAAAGACAAAATGCTTGCTGCTGCTAACCGAAAGGCCAAGGCCCTAGGTACAGTTCTAGCCGTAGAAAATAGTGCTCCTGTTCAGGATCACAAAATTAGTAAAGCTGAACTACTTAATCAGCTAAATCAAGTTTTCGAACAAGAGAACTTTCACGTAGACGATAGCGTCGAAGTCCTAAATGAGGATAAGAGCACGTTGAAACAATTGGTAGCGAAACTATCAACTGTTGTTGGTGCAGAACTCATGCAAGATGCCCTTGCTGAAAGCGGAGCAATTTCCGATTCAGAAGAGCAACTCATGCAAGAGATTGAAAAACTGGAAACAGTAGCAGGGGATCTAAGAGATCAACTAGCTGCTATCCGTAAAGAGTACAACTCTCTATTCCAAGATATGGAAGCTCTTCAAGATGCTCGTATCGAAGATATCTCTAGTCTCCGAAAGGTGAAAGAGAACTATCTATCGACACTAGTCAATCTAGAGGAGAAAGAAGTTAAGGAAAGAGATTATACAGAATTTACAGATTCCAGTTTGGATTCTGAATTAAATAGATTTGTTGGATCAGTAAGCTTAGAAAAGATTACTGATAAATTAACTGACGGTCTATCGCGTATCCCTACAGAAACTGTAGAGGATCCAATTGGTGTCCAGGAACCTGGACAATTTAACGTATCTGTGGAAGATCTTGCTAAAATCGAAGAGCACTATATGTACTTAAGACTAGGTAAGAGTGAGGCAGCGGCTGAAGCCTATCTCTCTCGAATGAGAAGAGAAGGGAAGCTTCCAGAGAAAGAACATAATTAAAAACGGAGGAGAAACTTATGGGTTTTGATAGTTTAGGGCGTTATTCGCCTACACACAAATCTTGGGATCATGTAGGAAATATGATTCCAGTCGTAGAGCACTCCGAAGGTGTTCGTCCACATGGGGAATTCAAGCCAGCGGCTTGGCTCCCTGTTCAATTCTTTGATAAGTATTATGAAGAATACTTCGTGGTCATGCCTGGTAAAGTGCTAGCATTCGACAATCAGGGCAGAGTATGCCCTGCACAATATGGTCTCGCAGGAGACCCTGCAATTGATTATACAACAAATGATGTATCAGCAGGAACAATTGATGTTCGTACTGGCTCGCCAGTAACTGCTGCAGCAAGCTTCAATGTTTCAGATGTAACAGACTTTATGGGCACTGGAGAGGCAATGGGAGTTAGCGCACCGGTTGGTGTTGCTCCATATGCTTACTGGCAGTGGGCTGGTGACGGCTCGGCTTTAGATGATGGATTTAATCCTTCAGGCTATCGTCAGCACAACCACAACCTTCAGCACAGAGTTGCAATTCTTTGTGACTATGTATTGGAGTTGCCTTTAGTTCCAGCAAATGATGGTTCTAAAACCTACTCTGCAGCTAATGAAACAAATGCAAGTAATGTAAGTACATTTGCAACTACTGGCTCTTTGCCTTTGGCCACGAACACTGTTCGTACCCCAATGGAATTTGCTGGAGCTGCTAGTGCAACTGCTCACTTTGTAAATCAAGTGGCAAGTGCTGCAGATATTGCAGCTGCTGGTGACTGGGCTATTAACCTAACCACTGGTGTGCTTTCAGTCTTTGCAACTGGAGCCATTAATACAGCAGAAGACCTTACAATTACATTTTCTCACTACAATGCAGCTTCAACTGTAACAGGAGCAAGTGTATTTGCTGCTGCTTCAGGCAACCTTAAAGCTGGTGACTTTGTTAAGTGCGATTCGGAGTCTAACTTCGTATTGGCTGACCCAAATCCATCTGTTGATGCAGCTTATTCTGGTGCTGACGCAGCACTTACCAGACCAATGATTGGTGATACTTTCGCTGATATCGTTGGTCAGGTTATTGAAGTAGAAAATGCAGATAAAGACGCTCTTGGCATGGTCAAGACCGCATACAATCCACCTTTAGGCACTGATGCAAGTGGTAGCTCTCCAGGCTACGCTGGTCAAATGGATCAAATGCCAGGTTCCGCAACCGGTGGCGTATCAGATAAAGTCCATTACGCAGGTGCTGCTGACTTAGTTGTCCGCATCAACCTGGTATCGCGATAAGGAGGAATTGAAAGATGACAATTGAAATCAAAGACGCAAACCAATTTGAATATCTCTGGAAGAATAACGGAAATCTTCAGGATGGACAGCGTGTAAAATTAAATGATGCTCTCTCTGTTCCCAATGCGCCAATGTTAATGCCTAAGGTTATTAGCAATATCGTAAAGGAAGCTGCAGAGCCTCTCTTGGTGGGTACAAGCCTACTACAAAGAATTAACTATTCTTATGGACAAACTATTACTTTCCCAGCTGTTGGTGCCATGGTTGCTGCCGACATTGCGGAAGGTCAAGAATATCCAGAGCGTAGCCTCCAGATGGGTGGAGCTACCGTTACAGCTAGCATCGGTAAGTCCGGTGTTGCCGTTAAGGTAACTGATGAAATGATTCGTTATTCTCAGTTTGATGTAATTGGTATGCATCTCCGCGCAGCTGGTCGTGCTTTAGCTCGACACAAAGAAGTTAAGATTTTTAACTTCATTCGTAGCATGGGTGTAGCTTGTTTTGACAATGTTAACCCAACTCAATCTCTTAAGGGTGTTACCACTGGCCGTGATATGGCTGGTGCAGGTAATGGCTCAGTAACCATGGATGATATCTTTGATGCTTATGCTCAGGTTATCACTCAGGGCTTTACTCCAAACACTCTTTTGATGCACCCATTAACTTGGACGATGTTCGTTAAGGATGCTACCTTGCGTTCGTTTGTCTTAGGTAACAATGGCGGGAACTGGTTTGCTGGCTGGAACGGCAATCCTGCAGAAAGAGCACCATGGGACAATAGTTCTCAGGGTGGCCTCGGTATGTCTGCGGGTCAAGATATCACTCCCGGTGGCAATGCTGCAGGTGCTGCTGCTAGTCCCCTAAGCGATTATCCCCAAACGCTTAGCACTTCACCTCAGATGCCAGGGTATATGAATATTCCTTTTAGGATTATCGTTAGCCCATTTGTACCTTATGATCCTAGACGTAAGCTTACAGACATTTATATGTTTGATTCGTCTGAACTTGGTGTTCTCATCGTTGATGAAGAAGTAACCACTGAGGAATTCGATGATCCTCGCGTAGATATTCGCAAGATTAAGCTTCGTGAACGATATGGTATCGGTATTCTTAATGAAGGCAAGGCTATTGCTACACTGAAAAATGTGCATGTTGTACCTAATGAAATGGTACTTCCTGCTCAAGCGACAATTAATATTGGCGCACATGATGCTGCTGCAATCAGAGATTTCTCTGATGATCCAACATCTTCAGTACTTTAATCTGATTGATTTAGACTAAAGGGCAATATAGCTCTGTCTAGAGGGGGCGCAATGCCCCCTCTTTTTTTATAAAGAAAGGAATTATTATGGAAGTTAGTTTGGCAAACTTGGAAAAGCATTCAATGCTGTTTATTGGTTCAGTTTCTCTGACCTCAGAAAACCCTGGACCAGTTACTCTTGATGTAGATGCTCTTACAAAAGAAGAGGCATTTCAGGTTTTATTTAATATCAAAAAGGGGGTCCTGTCTGCGACAGGAGATCTCAATCCTCTTCAGAGTAAGTTAAATGTAGAACAAAAACCTGTTGAAGCAAAACAAGTTGTAGAAAAGAAAAAGGATTCTAAATTAACTAAGCTGCTTAGCAAATCAATTGCGACAGTGAAAAGAGAAGCCTCGGACTTGAGCCCAGCGGATCTAAGAAAGCTTTTAGATTTAGAACAAAACAATAAAAATAGAAAAGGCTTGATTGGTTTTTTAACTAATCTAAATTCTCGTCATACCGACGAGGTGGCCGAAAACCTTGAAAAAATTAAAGAAAATTCAGATAAAGAAGGATTAACTGCTCAAACTTTCTTGGATGATTTACCAGATGTGTTAGAATTGGAGCAAGAAGAAGTAGAATTCACTTTGCCTGATAAGGAATAGAACAATGCCAGCAACCACTCTGCCAGAAATTATTGTATCTTATTCTCCCGCAAATGGAGATGTAGGAATTCCATTAGGAGATTCCGTTACAATTCTATTTGATAGAGCAATGAATACAGAAAGACTTAAAGAGGACTTCTTTATAGAGGGTCCTGATACCGATCAATGGATCGGTCCTGGTCTTATGGAGCTAAAAGATCCAGCCAATGTTTCTCAAGGAGACTTGGATGACTTTTTGAAATCTCCAGGTTACAGAGGCATTGTACAGGGATCATTTGAATTTAAAGCGATAAGTTTAACAGATGTGACAGTTGAGGTGGATCCAGCTACTGATCCTTATAGAACAAAGCTGATCTTTACTCCGACTCGTCCATTCGCCCCACTGATTACTTATACTGTGAATTTGGTTGAAACCTTAGATGCTACAGGAACTTCGTGGCCAGGATATGTAGGCTTTAGTTTCGAGAGTGGTTCTGGCTCTATTACTCAGTTGCCAGCTTCAATTTCTTCTTCTATTCTTGCTTCTGGAGCAACACCAAGCACGGTGGCTGCAACTTCAGATGGGACAGGACTAAAAATGCTGTCTTCCAGCCCTATAGATTTTAGCATTAATAATGCTTCTGACTTAACAGAGATCACAATTAATTTTGATAAAGACCTAGATGCAACAACTATCACACAAGACAATGTGATTGTTGAGACATTCCTAGCTTCTGATCATCCAGGATTAGCTGGAACAGCGAAAGGAAAACTTGCAAAGCAATTAGTAGTTAACGGAAAAACTTTAACTATTAGAATTTAAGCACCTGTAACACAGGCTTATTGAGAAAGGATTATTACCCTTAT